AAGAGCTGGTGAAGGAAGGGGTGGGGAGAGATGGATGGAAGAGGGTAATGTGGCATAAGATGAAGAGGGTGAAGTTGGAGGATTATGAGTTGAAGGGGGGAGAGACGGAAGGGGAGGTGGCGAAGTTGATGGAAGACCCGTTGTGGAGGTTGTGTAATTTGTATGTGATTAAGGATGCGGAGGGGAGAGAGGGGGCGTTTGTGCCGAATGAGGCGCAGAGGATAGTGTTGTGGGCGGTGTATGTGGCAGGGTGGAAGAGGTTGGCGATACCGAAGGCGCGGCAGTTGGGGTTGAGTACGCTGTTTGCGATGATCTGTTTGGATGAGACGTTGTTCAGTAAGGGGAAGCAGGCGAGTATTGTGGACCAGACGCAGAGTGATGCGCAGGAGAAGTTGGATAAGGTGAAGTATGCGTATGAGAGGTTGCCGAAGGCGGTGAAGGAGAAGTTGAGGAGTGAGAATGGGACGGAGTTGGAGTGGGTAAATGGGGGGAGGGTGGTGGCGGGGAAGCGGGCGCGTGGTGGTACAAACCAGGTGCTTCATATTAGCGAGTGGGGGCCGATTGCGTGTGATGATGCGGCGAGGAGTCGTGAGATAATGACGGGGGCGTTGCCGAGTGTGAGCGGGGTAACGGGGAAGGTGTTTGCGGAGAGCACGCACAAGGGAGGTATGGGGGGGGACTGGTATAATTTGCTGAAGAATGCGCTGGAAACGCCGGATGAGGAGAAGACGAGTAAGGATTTTAGGGTGCTTTTCTTTCCGTGGTGGATGGAGAAGAGGTATGCGCTGGGGGGTAAAGGAGTGATAACCGAGGACACGAAGAAGTATTTTAAGGCGCTTGAGGAGCGTTTGGAGTGGAGCGTTTCGTTTACGGAGGAGCAGATGAGGTTTTATCAGGGGGAGGCAAAGCGGTTAAGGTTTGATGTTTATAGCGAGTATCCGAGTGTGATTGAGGAGTGCTGGTTGGCTCCAACGCCTGGGGCTATTTACGCGGCAAGTGTGGGGCGGGCAAGAGGCGAGGGGCGGATTAGTGGAGAGGTGGAGTGGAGGGAAAACTTGCCTGTATTTACGGCTTTTGACATTGGGGCACCTGAGAACACGAAATGTTGGGTGTTTCAGTTGGTGGGGGACCGCGTCGTTTTCTTGGAGAGTTTGACGGGGGGCGATGCGTGCCAGACTCCGGCGCAGTGGGTGAAGCGGTTGAAGGAAATGAAGTATAGCTGGGGTGGGCACACGTTACCGCATGACGGAGATGTGGTGTGGAGGCGGTCTATGTTGGAGGCGGGGTTGCGAAATGTGAGCTGCTTGAAGCGAAGTGTGAACGTGTGGGATGTGATCAATCCGGCGGTGGACGCGTTTGGGCGGGCATGGTTTGCCAAGAAAGGGTGTGAGGAAGGGGTGAAGGCGCTGGAGGCGTACCATGCAAAGGAAGAGGCGGACGGTCAGACGTTGCGGAATATGCCAGTTCACAATTGGGCGAGTCATTACTCGACGGCGTTTGGGTATGCAATGCAGGCGATAGCTAGGGGGTTAGCCAATAACAGCACAATGGGCGGCGATGACATGGGGCGAATGGGCGTGAATGCGCGGTTTAAGGGGAGTCAAACGGTTATGAAGCAGGGTTTGGCATTGAGGGGGCGATGATAAACACCCCATTTTTTCTTACAAAAACCACCCCTATGACGATGAATCCTTACGAGCAAATTGAGGCGTTGTATGAGAAGACGCGGAAGGAGGGCGACATGGATTTCTATTACTGGGTGGAGCTGCATATGAGGCATGGGTTTGTTTACTCGACGCCGGATTTTTTTGTGATGGCTAAGGCTGTCAACAGGGCGGCATGGGCAGGGGATGTGGGCGATGCGCGTATGATCTTTGAGGCAAGAGATTGCGATTGCTGGTTTATTTCGGCTTTGGCTGGAAATGTGCTAAAAGCGTGGGAGGTATTGCCGAGGCCGTATATGTGGTTTGCCTTTGCGCGGGGGGCACGTTGTAGCGATGGGCCAATCAAGTTTTATCCTACGGATAGGCTTAAAAAATTGACTAGGGCAATGTGTTCTGTGAGCAAAGGGGAATGAATAAGCCTATGCAACAACAGCAATCGCGTGTAGGAAACGTGGGTTATCCTAAGCAACAACAGATGTTTGGTGGTGGCAGTACGCCCTCGTCTCCTCCTACTCCTGCTCCGCCTATGCGTGCGGTAAGTATGGAAGTAAATGCGGCAAAGAAAGGGCAGGCAATGGATGCGGCAAAGCGTCGTGGTGCGGCAGCGTCATTGTTGGCCGGCGAAACAATGGCGGGCGGCTCTCAGATTGATAAAAAAACTCTTCTTGGATAAGATTATGAGCTACATGAATGAAGAGTTGGCGCAGCGGTTGAAGCGAGAGAATGACGCTCTTAAGAAAGAGCGCAGCGACATCGACAATCTCAATCAGGACATCGCCAACTACATTCACCCGCGTAAGAATCAGATTACGCAAACAGAGACAAAGGGCGCGTCGTCGCCAGAAGAAACGCTTTACGATACGGTAGCGGTACGGGATGCTCAAATCTTGGCAAGCGGTCAGATGGACTACTTGGTGGGCGGTCGCTGGGTGGAGTTGGTGCCACCGTCACGGCTAGGTGAAGACCGAAATAATGACGAGGCGCGTCAATGGTGCGGGAAATGCACCGAAATTTTGCTGGCTGAACTCGATGCGTCCAATTTCTACTTGGAATTGCATGAAATGCTGTTGGATCGCTCGACCTTTACTCATGCAAATATGTTCTGCGGATATGTTGAGCCGCAAGATCGTCGCAATGGAGAGGCCGCTCTTTACTTTAGAAATGACGATGTCGGCACCTACTCGATTGCCGAGAACAAGCGAGGTATTGTGGACAAAGTTTTTCGTGAATACGAACTGACGCCACGGCAAGCTATTCAAGAGTTTGGCGAGGAGAACGTGAGCGAGAAGGTACGCGAGATGGCTAAGGAGCCGTCTAAGATGGACACGGAAAAGACCAAGTATTTGCACGCAATTTACCCGCGCCGTGATAGCGAGATGGACAGCAAGAAGCTGGACCCGAAATTTTATCCTGTGGCGTCGGTGGACATGGATTTGAGCGCGTGCAAGATTGTGCGCGAGTCGGGGTTTCCAGAAATGCCCTATGTAGTGACGCGATTTCTCAAGTGGGGCAGTTCGCCTTACGGCTACACTCCGTCAATTGAGGCTTTGCCGGCGGTGCGTCAGGTCAACCTGATGATGAAACACATGGCGGCGCTGGGCGAGATTCAGGCTTGGCCGCGTGTTCTTATTCCTAGCGGCATGGTTGGGCAGGTTAATTTGTCGCCTGGTGGTCAGACCATCGTTGACCCTAACCAGCCTGCTGACGCTGGCCCGCGTGAGTGGGGAACGGGTGGGCGTTGGGACATCGGCAAGGACATGATCGAAATGATCCACAAGCAAATCCATGACGCCTACTTCGTGGATATGTTCCAGCTTTTGGCTAATTTGCCCAATGACCGCATGACGGCTTTTGAGGTACAGGCGCGGCTTGCGGAGAAAATGCGCAATTTCTCGCCTACGTTTAGCCGGTTGCTGCATGAGGTGTTTCGCCCTATGTTGTTCCGCGTGTTCTCGGTTCTATTTCGTGAGGGCGCGTTTCCCCAGCCGCCACAGTCAATGATGGTGCTTTCTGCTGACGGCAAAACGGCTAGTCCCGTGATTCCAGACATCAATTTGATGGGCAAGATGGCGCTGGCGGTACGCGACACGGAGAACAATGCGTTCTTGCGGATTAGCGAAATGCTGGCTGGGCCGTTGCAAGTGGTGCCAGGTCTTGCGGACAATTTTGACATGGATGAGGCCGTGCGAAATTACGCTCGAAATACGGGGCTTTACTCGAAAGCTTTACGTCCTATCGAAGACCGTGACGAAATGCGCGCAGCGGCACAGCAAGCGGCCCAGCAACAGCAAGCACTCATGGCGGCTGAGTCGGCTACCAAGTCGGCAAAAAACTTGGCGGGTGCCGACGAGGATGTAAAGGCTGTGGCTAAGGCGCAGATGGGGATGGCCGGATAATTTATGCGACAACCAACCAAGGCGGAACAAGATGCGCTCGATGCGCAAAAACTTAAGGAGCTGCAAATCAATGCGGCTTATGCACGGCTGTTTGGGCGCGAAAGCGAACGCACGCATGATCAGCAAATCGTGTGGGAGGACATGGAAAACCGCGCTTACATGTGGCGGACTACTTTGACCGACTCGCAGGAAAAATATAACGCGAGTGCCGAGGGTCAGCGATTATTTCACTTAAACACGATTGCACGGGTGAAAGCAGGGCGTATTTCACAAGAGGAGATTGCGCCAAAGCAAAGCGAAACAATAATGAATCAGTCTTAATCCATGGAACAAACTACCACGTCAACCAATACAGGCACGGCTTCTACGCCTGCCGCTGCCGCATCAGCTCCGTCAGGTCTTTTTGCGCTAGGAGCAACGACAACTGCTGCCGCTCCCGCTGCTGCACCCGAAACAACTTCCGCCACCACTGGCGAACCAGCTAAAAGCGCGTCGCAAGCGTTTTCGTTCTACGGTGAAGGCGGTAAACTACGCGATGAGCTGGCCGCGCTAACTGGCGACAAGTTCAAGGGGGCGTCTTCCTTCTTTGCTAAGTACGCCAAAGCGGAAGATCCGACCGCTGCCGCCCTGCAAGGACTCGAAAACCTTCAGTTTATGGCGAGTCAAAAGGGTTTCTCCCGCCCGCCAGACGATGCGCCGCAAGCTGTCAAAGATGAGTTTGGCAAGCGTCTGCGCGAAGTGATGGGCGTACCCGATAAAAAGGAGGACTACGGCATTAAAAAGCCTGAGAATCTTCCCGATGGCGTCGAGTGGGACGAGAACGGCCTAGGCGATTACCTCGATATTTTCCACAAGGGTAACGTCTCTACCGCCACCGCAAAGCAAATCATTGAAAAGCACGTCGCCAAGGTAAGCGAGCGAGCTGCCGCGCAACAGTCGCAAATCTTGGAAAACGGTCGTCAAGAGCTTCAGAAGGTGTACGGCGATAAACTGCCCGCCGCCATTCAGGACGCCAAACGCGGTATCGAGATTATGAGTAGCTTAATCGGTATTCCTGCCGAGCAAATCGAGCAACAGGCCGCGCTTAACCCGACCATGATTCGTATGCTGGTGGAAATGAAGCGCCAGACTAGTGAGCCCGCCGTCGTAACGGGTCAAGGTGTTAGCGGCCAAGGTTCATTCCTTGAGCAGGCCGACGCCATTCTCAAAGATCCGGTGCAAATGAAAAGTTTCCGTGCGGGCGATCCAGCCGTTACCGAAAAGTGGCAATCCTTAATGCGTAGACACCATGCCACGACCCAAAAAGCACGATAAGGAAGAGGCGGAACTGGTGGATGTAACGCCAGAAGTTGCCGTTATTGAACCAGTACCTGTTGCCGTTACCAAAGAACCGGAGCCGTGGCGTCCAGTTGGGTACACTTACCGCGTGTTTAAGCCTACTGAGTTGCACTTCCCTAAGCATACGCACACCCTTGAAATCACCTTTGAGGATGGGCGACGCCAAAAGTATGCGTTAGACCATAACCCAATTACGCATGACGAACTTGACTTCTACGGGGGCGTGTTGAAGAAGTAATTCGCCCGATGTGGTGTCGGGTTTTCATGTGGTTGAGCCCCTAGTTGCGTTTTTTCATTTCCGCGACTAGGGGTTTTTTGTGTCTGGGTTACATACGGCCTTTGCCTTTTCATGCGTCGCAGCATTCCGCCACTAATTTTACCAGCTGCAATAAAGTCGTCATAGAACCCCTTCGTCACTACCTCTCCAATGACAGATTTAAGCCATCCCCTAGCTGGCGGATAGTCAAAACCTAGGTGTTCTACTTGGGCGCGAGTGAATCCATGACCGCTTTCCTTAGTTGACGCAGCGTGTAGGTTTTCAGCGGTAAGTATAACGTAAGACTCTTCGGTTTCCATAGTAGTTAAGTTTTTGGTAAAGCTGGAGATTTCGGGATACAGTGGGACTGTTTAAGGTAGGCTGAAGCCAGACCTTATTTAATGACCCTTCGGCTGCACCTTTTCAGTGTGTGCGTTTCAATTTGCCTAGCTGGAGATTCCTGGGTGACGTGAGAACATTATGCCAAGAGGGGAAACAGTCCCCAACCCTTCTCTTGGACTTGTCGGCAAATCTAGCCTCTGACGAGTCTTTCGGCTTACGCGCTTGAAGCTGCGCCGCAAAGCTCGGATCAAGCTTGCTTCATTGGTCTCGATCGTAACCGGACGGACACAAAAAAACTCACTTGGGCCGTGGAGGACAAGTGAGTTTTCAAGCGGCCTTAAAACACCAACTGATTACTCAGCGGAGTTCCACGGCCGCTTTGATGAGCTAAGAGCTACTTCCTTCTTCACGCTTGCCAAGCCTTATTTTCATTTTCCCTCAAAATAAATGCTTGCTTCCCGCAAAAACAGTTTCAAAGGGGATGCTTAACAGCAAGGCATTGAGTGGCGGCTACCCTTAACCGGCCCGCGAAAAACGCCTTACCCATGAGTAGGCCCAGAAATGGATACCCGAAAAACGCAGTCAGTTTCGTTTCTTCTATCTATCGTTTCTAAAACTTAATCACCTACTACCATGCCCGAACTTTACACAGTTGGACCGCACGTTCAAATCGAATACGAGCGTCTTTGGACTCACCTGCTCCAGGAGACTACTTCCCACCTTCTTCCCACCGTCAAAAAAGTGACCGTCAACGGCGAACGCCGCCGTATGTCGCAGCTAGGCGCAGTTGCTTACCGCGAGATCACTGGCCGCGCATTGCCCACCATTGCTAACGCCCCCACCACCTACGTCCGTTGGCTCGTACCTAAAAAATACGAGAACCCCCAGATCATTCCTGAGTGGGATGCCGAAGACCTTGGTTTGCTGGCCACTCCTCAGTCTGCCTACCTTGAGGCTGACGTTTACGCCTACAACCGTCAAGTTGACGCCACTATTGTTGCGGCCCTTAACGGTAACGCGATTACTGGCGAAGACGGCACCACGCTTACTGCGCTTCCGGCTGCTCAGATCATTGACGAAGACTTCGGTGCTACTAACGCCGGTCTGACCTTTGCTAAGGTTGCCGAGGCCAAGTATCGTCTCGATGCCGCCTTTGTTCCACAGATGAACCGTCATTTCATCTGCTCGCCCCAAGAGGAACAGGATCTCATCCTGAACGTCATTCAGGTGCAGTCCAGCGACTACACCAAAGTTCAGCCAATTACTGACGGCTCTCTCATGGGCAAAACGTGGATGGGCTTTACTTGGCACACCCAGGTCCGTGATCTGCCTGTTAGCGAGGTAGCCGGCAACAACTACATCCGCCGCGCCTTTGCCTACCATTCCGACTACGTTGAGTTTGGCGATGGCCAGCGCCGCGTAAACATCGACGTTCTTCCCGAGCGTTCGCAAGCGATTCAGATTTACGCTCGTGCTCGCATGGGTGCTTCCCGCCGTCAAGAAGAAGGCGTTGTGGCTATTGAGTGCTACCGTTAAAATTAACCCTTAATACCTACTAACATGGCTACTCTCTATTCTGCTGTTGCTGCAAAGCAAAACTCCCCTAGCGGCAAAACTCCGCTGGATGCCCGCGATGTTCTTCCTGAGTTCAAGCGCGTTCGTTACACTTACACCTTCACTGGCCTTGAGGCCGCTGACGACATTATCCGCATCGTAAAACTGCCTCCTGGTTGCCGCATTCAACCGCGCAACTGCGAAGTTTATGGTGACGCTGTGGCTGGTACTGCCACGATCACTGTGGGCGACTATTCCGCCGTCACTGGATTGGTTCTGGACGCTGACCGCTACTCTACCGCCCTTAACGTCGCTGCCGCTGGTTGGGACGTATTTACGGGTGGTCTGGCCGAAGCGACCCCGTTTGAGACTACCGTTGAAACGTGGATCACTGCTACTCTTGCGACCCTTGCAACTCCGGTTGCTGGCAAGAAGCTAGATTTCTACTTGGCCTTCACGATTAACGGTTCCTAATCTCTAACCGCTAGCGCAAGCCCGCCTTTAGTGCCTCGCACGGGGCGGGCTTTTTTGCGCTGCAAACCATTTTATACCATGAGCTTAAACGCGAATCAAATTGTCGGAACTAAACCACAACTTATTGCGGGGCTAGTTGAAGGGACATCTGATCAATACGAGGTGTTGTCAGTTAATAATAGCGGCAATTTTAGCCAGAACTCCAGAATCATTGACTGCTCGTTTACTGGCACCGGCGCGGGGCTTTTGGCCGCCGAGGTTGTCCAAGTAGGCGCAACCGGATCCGGCATGACCGTTGCCCAGGCTTATGGAAATCTGCTTATCGACACCGGCACCACGACAAACGCTGAGTTTTTAATGCGCTCGGTGGATTCGATCCGGAGTGGCCACATCGCCACCATCAAGGCGACGCTGAGCCAAAAAATCGTTAATCAACACTTTGGCATTTACCTTGCCGACCTTATTGGCGACTCTGTGCCGTTTACGACCGACGCCACGGGTCTGCTCATTTCGGTGACGCTGCCCAGCGGTCACGGATTCACCGCCGAAAACATCGGCCAAAGCTGCTACCTCGGCGGAGGCACTGGCGCGGCCTTGATCGTACCGGGCCGCTACGCCATCACCGACGTAAGCGGTGACGTGGTCACCTTTTCGCCTGTTTTTGCCGCGACATGGACTCGTGCGACCACCACCGCGACCGTCACGTTTCTGGGCGGCAACCCGATCTTTTCCATTGGCGAAACGGCCACGGTCAGCGCATCGAGCGATGTGGCGGCTATCACTGACGGCGTAAAGTCATTGCTCACGCAGACCTCGGGCGGCGTCACGACGTTCACCTGCCTTAACGCAGGTGCTACATCGGGAACCTTGACGCTAACCATGAGTGCCAAGGCATGGACCCCGAGCGCTTCTGGGACCGTGACGGTGTTCGGTTGGAATGCGATTTTAGCGGTTAAAAACGGTACAAGCGCCACAACGACTTGGTTTGATACTCAGCGGAAGGGCTGGGCTTCGGGCGCAAGCACCCATACTACCACCACGGACGCAAGCACTGGGCAGATGCTGAAATTCTCGGGCGACACGACCTCGGAGTTTTTTAGCGACGCATCGCCGGCTACCGCGAGTGGTCTGCAATTCACAAGCCGCGCCTCCCGCATGGAGGCGCTGGTGGATGCAACAACCCCGTTGTTCTTATTTATCCAAGCTTTTAACGGCGTGACCGCACCAGCCACTACCACGCGCCTAACGATTGGCAAGTTCTCGCTGGAAGAGACGGGCATCAATAAAGTCATCATTGCAGGCGTGAGCCAGACCGGCACCGGCAACGGTCAGCGCGTATCGGTCGACCAGATGCCTTCGGTCGCCATTAACACGGCTCCGACCACGACTCCCGTTTCAGGTATGGCAGCCGCAGGTGCGGTGGCATCGGGCAATCCGGTGCAAGTTGGCGTTGTTGCAGCAACCGCTATTCAAACGGCCCGCACTGCTGGCCAGATAGTAACCAACTCCCATGACAAGATTGGGCGTTATGTTGGATCAGGTGAACAGATTCGTGACCTGAATACTATGGCTCCGATGGTGACGCTAACCAGTACAACGGAAACGACCATTATTTCCGCAGTTGCTGGGATTTTCAATGACCTTCGCGCCGTCATCGTCACCAACACAAGCGCACTACCTACCCGCGTTGATTTCCGCACGGTAGCGGCTGGTGCGGTGGTGTTTTCGGTATGGGTTCCTGCTACTACTACGTTGCCACTCATTCTTCCCGTTGTCGCCCGTCAGGCTACGGTTAACACGGCGTGGACGGCGCAGCTTGGTACGGCTGTTACCGATGTTCGAATTACGGCGTTTGCAATTCAAGTGAACTAACCCCATGAACGAGCCTTTCATTTTGTTAGGTTCAGACCCATCAAATCCTGATAGCCACAACATGATTGTGGTTCAGGGTGAAACCTATTCTGTGTTTATCGGACAGGAACAAGAAATTGCTAACGAAATTGCGTCTAATATAGGCTAATGGCTACTCAAACGGAAATCTGTAACTTGGCGTTGATGCGTATTGGCGCACCGCCAATCACTGACATTGACGACACGGCTAACTTGTCGGCGCGTCGGTGTAAGCTGATTTTTGAAATGACTACGCAGGAAGTGGCGCGTGAGAGCGACTGGGGATGCTTGCTTAAACGGGAGGAAATTGGCCAGCTTGCCACTGCTCCTGCGTTTGAGTGGCTTTACGCCTACCAGCTTCCCGTTGATTGTATGCGTGTGCGCTCCGTTAATGGCATTACCAACCATTACGAGGCAAGCGAGTTTTACGAGATCGAGGGGCGCACGTTGCTTACGGATGCGGATACAGCTCAAATTCAGTATATCGCGCACATTACGGATACTTCGCAATGGGACAGCTTGTTTGTAAATGCGGTGGCGGTATTACTTGCGGCAAAGCTGGCCGTTGCTACGCGCCAAGACGAGGGCGTAGCGCAAGCGTTGATGGCCGAATATCGCAACTCGTGTCTTACGCGGGCGCGCCTGGTCGATGGAAACGAGAGCAAGCGTCACCGCTACGATCCAGCAAGCGAGTCGAGTTTTGTCAAATCACGTTGGTATTCCACAAACGAGGATAATGTTTAATGGCTAATCGAGCACGCAGCTACTCGCATCAGTTTTCTTTTAATGCGGGCGAGTGGTCGCCGCTAATGAATGGGCGCGTCGATTTGGAGAAGTATCGGTCGGCGTGTCGCCAGCTCCAGAACTTTGTCATCCTGCCCTATGGTGGCGCAGAGCGTCGGGCTGGGTTTCAGTTTGTGGCGCAAACCAAGACGCACGCTAAAAAGTCACGGCTGGAAAAGTTCCAGTTTTCGACGACGACAACCTTTGTTTTAGAGTTTGGAGATACCTACCTGCGGTTCTATCGAGACGGCGGGCAGGTCTTAAATGTGGGTGTACCTTACGAGATTGCGACGCCTTACCTAGAGGCTGATTTGTACGCGCTGCAATTTGCGCAGATTAACGACGTTGTTTACATCGTGCATCCGTCTTATGCGGTGCGTAAATTATCACGATTGGCTGACACCAATTGGACGTTGGCAGAGGTGGCATGGACACAACCGCCACTACTTGACCAAAACATTACGACTACAACACTGGCGATAAGCAATGCAGCGGTAGGAGCGGGGCGCACGCTTACGGCGTCAGCCTCTACGTTTCAAGCGGCGCATGTTGGCAGTTATTGGCAACTCTCGCACCTGGTTGACTCGGCAACGGTTGACAAAACAATTACGGCAACGGGAACATCTAGCTCTCTTTCGGCGCAAGGTGACTGGAATTTTTACACCAGTGGAACATGGACGGCTACGATTGACCTAGAGCGGTCTAGCGATAACGGAGCGACATGGGAAAAGTTGCGCACGTTTAAGGGTATGGCGGATTACAATGTGCAGGCCAATGGAACGGAAACGGATCCGGTGCTTTTGCGTATCAACATTTCCGCTTTTACTTCGCATACTGGACACCCTCCCCGCGCTTGGCTAGAGGTTCCTAGCCAAAACATCGCGGGCATAGTGCAGATTACGGGTTACACTAGCGCAACGGCGGTGACGGCAACAGTGGTAACGGCGTGTTATGCAACAACGGCAACGGCTGATTGGAGCGAGGGCGCATGGTCTACCGTGCGTGGCTATCCACGAGCGGTAGCTTTTTACGAGCAGCGGCTTGTCATGGCGGGAACCACGGGTGATCCGGCGCGGGTGTGGATGAGCGCGACGGATGACTTTGAGAACTTTACCGCTGATACGTTGGCCGATTCTCCGTTGTCTTACGGCATTTATGGCGAGCGTAACGCAGTGGAATGGCTAGTCGCGCAGCAATCGCTTGTTGTTGGCACGTCTGGCGGAGAATGGCTCGTTTTTGCGGGGTCACTAGATCAACCTATCACGCCAACCAATATCCTCGTTAAACGCCAATCTACCTATGGTAGCGCCTCGGTTACGGGCGTGCTTGTGCGTGACGTAGTGCTATTCTTGCAACGTGGGCGCGAGCGCGTTATGGAGTTTGCCGAATCGCCTACGAGTGTAAGCGGCAAGTTTATCGCGCAAAACATGAACCAGTTGAGCGAGCACATTGCAAAAAGCGGCATTGTGCAGATGGCCTATCAGCAACAGCCAATTGCGGTGCTGTGGTGCGTAACGACTGACGGCGTGCTGCTTTCGTTTACCTACGAGCGCGAGCAAAACGTAGTCGGCTGGGCGCGGCAAGTAACAGACGGATTTTTTGAGTCGGTGGCTACGATCTATGGCAGTAGTGATGACGAGGTGTGGGTAGTGGTGCGGCGCACCATTGGCGGCGTTACCAAACGTTACGTCGAGCGCATCAATCCGGTTCAGTGGGAAGACAAAGCGGACGCCTTTTATGTGGATAGCGGTCTTACCTACTCGGGAGCGGCTACGACCAGCATTAGCGGTCTTAGCCACCTAGAGGGCAAGACCGTGAAGGTGCTGGGGAATGGCGCTAAAATGCCGGATGTCGTCGTGACTGGCGGGGCAATTACGCTGGCTGAATCTGTGACCAAGGCGCAAGTTGGGCTTGGCTATGATTCGATTCTTGAGGCAATGCCGCTAGACGTTGATCCGCAGGTCGGCGTTTCCCAAGGGCAAATTAAACAGGTGCGCGAAATCTCGCTCAAACTCCATGAGAGCATTGAAATCATTTATGATGGCGGGCAAGGCGAGCAAACCCTGTCATTCCGTGACAGCAATGACTTCATGGATGCGGGACCGCCATTGTTCAGCGGAGATAAGTCGCTTCCTTGGGAAGGCGATTTTAGCACCGATCCAACGATTATTTTTAAGCAAACGGCACCTCTGCCACTTACCATCTTGGCAATGGTCGTAAAGTATGACGTAACTGGCTTATGAGCTACCAAGTCAAAGTTTATGCGGACAGCGACTATCCGGTAATGGCGGCATGGTGGACGGCGCATGGTTGGCAAGCCGTGGATAAGGCCATTTTGCCAAAGCTGGGGCTAGTCGTGTGTATGCAGGAAGTTGACTGTGATACGCCAATTGTAGCGGGCTGGCTCTACATGGACAACTCGGTGGGCGTCTCGTGGATGGAGTGGGTGGTAAGCAATCCCAACGCAACGGCTATGCAGGTTTATCGAGGCATGGGCATTTTAATTGATTCCATGCGAGACTTGGCGAAGTCGAATAACTATGGGGTAATGCTTACTTGCTGCCGTCAGCCGTCGCTAGTGCGTCTTTACGAAAAGAATGGATTTATGAAAACGGACTCCGATGTGATTCACCTCATTTCAACAACGGGATTGGAGAAATAACATGGCCGCTATTACAGCACTAGTTCTTGCTGGAGTGGGAACAGGTTTGGCCGTTTACGGGCAAGTTAAGCAGGCGCAGACGGCAAAGAAGATGGGCGAGTACAACGCCAAGCTTGCCGAGAATCAGGCTTTGCAAACGGAAATGGATTCACGCGAGCAACTGCGGAGAAGCGCCATTGGCAACAAGCGGATTATGGCTACGCAGCGCGTTTCCTACGCCAAGGCGGGCGTCGATACGGCGGGCACTCCGCTTGCGGTTATGGCAGAGACGGCGGGCAATTTGAAGCTGTCCAATCTGGATTACATGAAGAAGACGGGGCAGGACGTCACCGCGCTATACGGGCAGGCGGGGGCAAGTCGTGCTATGGGTGCGCAACAGGCGCAGGCGGCATATATCGGCGCGGGTGCGTCGTTGCTCCAAGGTGGTGCTTCTATGGCAAGCATGGGCTATGGTATGCAGCGTGACGCCAAGATGGACACTTATTACAAGACCGGCGCTTATCCTACTAAATGAACATTCCAACCGTAGCACTTGCTGGCGTTCCTGTTTCCGGCCCACTTGGTCCGCAACTATCGGCGGATGCGTTTAACGCGCCAAACCGTGCGCTGGTAGGTCTAGGGCAGGAGATCGCGCAAACAGGGCGTATGCTGGCAAATGAGGCGAGCCAAGACGCGCAAATGTATGGGCGCTTTGAAATGCAGAAGCGTCAGCACATCGAGGAAGGTCAGTTGTCGGAATCGAGTTTGCTGCGGATAAACACGGCGGCAGCGGTAGATACCTACATGGATAAGAACCAATCTACGCCGGAAACGTGGGGTGCGTTTCAAAAGGAGACGTATGATAAATTTGAGAAGGATCGCCAAAAGCGGATTAAAGATTGGCCGGAGCACCTAAAACAGCGCGAGGCCATAGATAACAACGAGTTTAAGGAGCGGGCTCAAATTCAGTTTCAAGCTAAAACCGATGTTGCGCTAATCAACCAGGCTAACGCTCGCATGGATGCGGACGCTAGCGCAAAGATGGACGTGGGCGATATTGATGGCGCGTTGGCAACGGTGCAGCGCATGAACATCACGCCGGAAAAGCTTAAAGATAAGGTGGATCAAATGACAAATAGTCATGTGTACCATAAATACACCAAGGATTTGTCCGACATTAGCACGTTGCCACCAGCAAAGCAGGCGACCGCGCTTTATGACATGGAGATTGAGTTACTGGTTGAGAACGAGGACGGCTATCTTAACGGCTGGGTAGAAGACAGCGCAGGCAATCGTGTAGGCGGGCTAAGTCCGCAAGGGCGCATTCAATTAGTCCAAGAGTTGCGCGGCAAAGTGAAGGCGGCGGATCGCGCTCAAGAGGCGGAAGTCAATCGGCTGTTTAGGGTCTATGCGACTACTCAAGGCACCAACGAGTTTAACCTGCAAGCAAAGCAGAGTTTTGACGCTGGGCTTGTGGACATCGAGGTAAGCGCGACCAATACCGGATTCATTTTTAAGGATGTCGAGAATGAGCGCAGCATGGACAACGTGGCGAAGAAAGCGTTTGTGGAACAGCTAGCAGGTGCGATTACGGACAAGACGGAGCGCGAGGGAGCGTTTGTAACCAAAGAGGCCAAGAAGCGCGAGGCTATGACGCAAAAGGCGCAGTCTATGGGCAATGCGGCTATGAAGGGTACGCTTTCGACGGAGGACATTGAAATGGCACGGTTGCGCGGGGATATTAGCGCAAATGGTGCAGACAAACTCAAAGCGACTGTTCGCGCTAAAGCTGAGCTTTCGACGTTTGCATCAATGGCCGTAACGCCAGAGCGGACGAAGAAGTTCATGGAGAAATTGAGCAACTACGCTAGTATGACTCCAAAGCAGAAAGATAGTTACACCTATGCAGACCGCATGGGAATCTTGAAGGAAATCGACCGTGACCAAGGGCTTTCAGTCGATGCCAAGGCGCAGGCGATGAAGGCTTATTTGGATGCAATGGCCGTAGATCTTAACTTGGAGAAATGGGAGAACGCTGGAACGGAGACGGTGCGGTATAACGGCGAAAAGGTAAACCAGTCCGAAATTAAGACAAGGGCAGAGCTGGCACGCACGCTTTCCAATTTGCCCAATCTTGGAGAAGGCTGGGCGGGAACAGCGCAAATTCGCATAGAAAAGGAAGTCTCAGACTTTTACTCAGCCAAGGGCTACAAGCTGGATGCTAGTAGCGAGCAACAGGCGACACTTTTAGTCGATAAGCTCAAGAACCAACTTTATGACTTGTCCGCAGCAAAGCTTGTTAGTGACATCTACTAATGAGCATTCTTAATCCGGTCATGTTTGCGGGGCGGGAACAGCGCGACGCGCTAATTGATGGCGAGGTAAAGCGCAGTCTGCAAACGATGGAGGCGGATTTGCAGCGTCCAGGCTGGGCGGCTGAGAAATTGGACCAAGAGGCAAGTGCACTTTGGTTATCTCAACGGGTGGATCAGTCTAAGGCTGAAATTGACCGCAACTTTGCAGGCATAAGCCGTGCGTATTTTGGGCGCGAACTTACGCCAAGTGCTGTTTACGACGAGATTGTAAGGCATGAAGCAGAGACGGCGCAAATGGCTATACAGCCTGTTTTACAGCCAAAGCAAGCGAAGCAGGCCGCGCCGGCTGAAGCTGGGCAAACCGATAAGAAAGAAGTTAAGTCGTGGCAATTCCTGCGCACGGCTGGGGCATCATTTGAAGAGACTGGGCAAAACACGGCTGCTGGTGTGTTCTCCATGATTGAGGGTGCGTTAAACACTCTGGGCGGAACCCCTGAGAAAAAGGCCATAAGCGGCAGCGACATTGATACCATGCGGCAGTTGTATCGGCTGGAAAACAATCGCCTTGGCAACACGGATGAAGCGCAGCGATTACGCGGCATTGTCGAGTCTAGGGCGCGGGAGTTGGATCAAGAATTTTTAGCGCGTAAAGCCGAGTGGGAGAATAGCACGATTCGCGGCGCGTTGTCGTCAACGGCGCGGGAACATGCGGATTTTTTCTTTGAGCTAGGAAAAGAGAGCTATGATCGTTACGGCTCTGATGCGGCTTACCGAGATACTTATGTGGGCATGGCGGCGCAAATGTCGGGGCAGATGGTGGCGAGTTCTGCGATTATGGCTTCGGCTTCGATTGCCAATGTGGGGCGAGCTGGCTACTTGGGGGCCAAAGCTGCGGTTGCTGGTGCGGCTATTGCGGGAACGGCGCAAGGGGTGGCTAATGCTACGCAGAATCGTAGGGAGTTCATGGGTGAGGATTACAGGAACGAGGGTTGGCAGTTTATTGGGGATGTTGCCATTGGTGCCGTTCAACAAAAAATTGAGTCGGTTAAGTTTTTGGACAACGCCTTAGAGTTGGCCGTTAAAACATCGTCACGCGGCGGCTCGGTTACGATGGGACAAGTGTTGCGTCAGTTTCCAAAGCAGGCGGCAAAATCGGGCGCGGTTGAAGGCGCGGAAGAAGTGCTGCAAGGCGCATGGGAAGATTTTATCGTGGACATGGCCTATGACGACGAGCGCGTTGTCGATTACGGGGCAAACATGGATTACATCAAGCGGCGTGCTGGCGAGGCGTTTGCAGGCTTTGCGGGCGGCGTAATGATGAAAGGCATGGTGGCACCGCTGGAAATGGCGCAACAAAACATTGATGCCAAAAAAGCGAAAAAGATGCTAACGGCTAAGGATGGTGGTACGTTTGGGCCGAATGACGTAAAGCTATTAGCGCAGGCGCGTAGCGATGAGGAAATCTTGGCGATGCCAGAAGGTGAGCTGTTGCTAAAGGCCACAAAGGGAGACGAGGCGGCGCGCACGGAATACAACTCAAAGATTATCACGCAAAACTTTAAGCCTACTGATGGACTGGTACTGCCAAACGGTGACAAGCTAGGCGAATATAAAGGCAGGCCCATGCTGTTAAAAGAAGACGGTCAGTTGGTTGACTTTGACATGAGTGATAGCGAGGAAGCGGCTAACTGGAATAGCATTCAGCAACAGGCCGTAAATTACGCCGAGATGGTTAAGCTCAATGAAGACCTCAAAGGCGAGGACGCGCTACAGGCGACAAGTGACATGGTGGAGTACGTTAAACAGCTACAAGCTGAACGGGGCGGTATAACCACGATTGAGACAAAAGCCAAGATTGGCGGACTAGAAGCGCAGTTTGGGCGGGAAGAGGCAGAGAAAAAAGTGGCTGCATACGTTAAGGCTGGGGCGTTGCCAGCGGGTACGACACTCGATACCTTAGCGCCAACACGCGGGGCAAGTGATACAAAGTGGGATGACAAGACGCGCCAGTTTGTAACGGCTATTCGTATTGCCGAGGGCGGTGACGTTTTGGTGGTCATGGAAGAATCGGCACACGACTACTTTAAACGTCAGATTGAACTAGGCCAATTTAACAACGCCACGGTGGACGGTTGGCGTAAGCAGGTAGAAGCGGGCTGGTCGGGTAAGATGGAGTACACCGAGATGCACGAATGGCTCGCCAAGTACGCAGTCGGCTACGCGATGGGCAAAGTACAAGAGACGGAGGCGAGTAACCTTCCTTTGAGTTTTAAGCGGTTCCTTGACCGTTTTGCTAAGCTGTTCCGTGAGTCGTTAGATTTTGCGGCTAAGGTCATGCAAATGGAGCGGGAAGGGGCATTGCCTGCCCAGTTTTTACGCGCATTGCAGGAAGCTACGGGAACAGCTGACGATCGGGGCGTGAATGAGGTTCCGCTAATGTCGGAGCTGGATCAAGAAATGGCAACTCAGGCGATGAAAGTCGACACGTTCCCCAAGATTGAGGGCAATGAAGAAGCAGGCTGGACGGTGAGCGATCCTGACGGCTTGCTTATCGCCACGACTACAACGCTAGAAGATGCGCAAGACAAGGCAATGGCGTGGTACATGAAGCAAGAGCTGGCTAGCGAGAAGAAGCAGGCTAAGAACCAAGGCGTGAAGGCGTCTGAGGAGTTGCAGCGCGTTATCATCATGAAGGGTGGTCTGCTGGCTCCTTCGGGTGGCGACATGAGCGGTGAGCTTAGAGCGGTAGCTGAGAACTTAGATGCGGGTAAGCGCCTGCGGTTATTCCGCAAGAATGCGCTGAGCTTAGATGAAATGCGTGAGGCACTGGTAGGCGAAGGCTTCCAATTCCAGACGGTCAATGACTTGCTGGTGGCACTCGATGAAAGTACGCGAGGCAATCCAGTGTATGCGCGGGGTGGCGAGGAGACGTTTAGCCTGAGCGATTCACGGGCAAAGCCTGCGGACGCAAGCAACGTCACGGTGTTGCCGGATGGTGCGCAACTGGTCGGGCCTACTACGTTTGCATTGACCGCCTATCACGGTACACCCCACAAGGTGGACAAGTTCAGCATGGACAAGATCGGCACTGGCGAGGGTGCGCAGGCTTACGGCTGGGGGCTTTACTTTGCGGAGAACAAAGCGGTGGCTGGTGCGTATGCGGATAGCGTCAAAGACGTAGCCAGAATAAACAAGGTAAACGCTGAGCTGAAGTCGCTGGCTGAAGTCATGTCTCGTGACGCGATTCCAGGTGAGTACCGTAAGTTTCGCACTGATGAAGGGCGTAAGGCTGCTGAGCTTTATGATGCACAAATGGCGGAACGTCAGCGGGTGGCTTCTTCTACGGGCAACCTTTACACCGTAGAGCTACTACCCGACGCTGACTCGTTTTTGGACTGGGACAAGCCACTGAGCGAGCAAAGCGATAAGGTGAAGGCGGCGTTGGGTAAAGCGGGGAGGTTCACGCAACAGGAACGCACTACTTTACCGATTAGGAACGTTCTTGAAATTCTAGGTACAGCTAAAGAAGCATCTGAGAAACTTCTAGCTGCTGGCATTTCTGGAATCCGCTACTTAGACGGTGCAAGCCGTGGCAAGGGTGGCACGTCCAACTACGTCATCTTTGACGAGTCGCTAGTGAAGATCATCGAGGAGAACGGTAAAAAAGTAGAGCAAGCAGGGGCGACTACTCGTTCTTTGGCCGTAGATCCATCTAATCGCCCTAAGACGAGTGAGGAGATTGCATTAGCCGAAGAGATTGACCGCATCTTTGCCATGCAAAAACTGAAATCGTGGCAGAGATTTGGACTTGCAGCAGTAGCCGATATGCAGCGAGAAACCATGGTGGCGCGAGTAAACGCGGCAAACAATGTCGCACGCCTAGAGAATAACGGTGAGTTTGGCGATGCTATGGGCCGATTTTTCCTGACGGTGCGCAGCGAGCTTGACCGCTTTGCGCCTGGTCTTGGCACGCTTCTTGAAATTAGTTCATACGAAAAAGCTAAAAAGACGGCGCGGGATAAGAAAGTCATTGTGGCTTTGGCCGAGAAGATCACTGCGCTACCGAACGCCAATTTGATTCTTGAGCAATTCCGCGTGTTAGCACGGCGCGACGACCGTACCAACTTGGAAACCTTGGCGCGGGCCAACGGCTTTGCTAAAGAGCTGGCGGCGGCAGAGGCAATGCTAACCGATATCCGCCGCGACATCATCGAAGCGGGCGAGGAGTATTCCCGCTTCTGGTCACAGCCGGCTAACTTTGAGGCAAGCGACGCGTTCAAAGCCGACATGGATGCGGCTAAGCGCGTGCGCAAGGGGCGCGTAGGAGAGGCTGTCGAGCGCGTGCTGGCAAACTATGGCTTTACCAAGAACATCGAGTTCTACTGGCCGTCCAAGGTTTTCGACGTAAAAGGACTCCAAGAGTTTATGCGTGGGGCCGTAGTCGGCAGCAAAATGGAGCAAGCCTACCGCGCTCTTGAGGCGGAAGCCATTCGCAAGGGTAAGGCCATAGACGAGGAAGACCTAGACGGAATGGTGTCAAAGCTAGTCGCCAACCGTGGCAAGGCGGGGCCGTCTGCACTTAAGGGGCGAACCATTGCAAACGAGGACATTAACTTTGCCATGATGCAGTTTTACGTCGACCCTATCGAAACGGCGTTAAACCACGTTGAGTCGATGCGGACCAAGATTCAGCAACGGCAGTTCTTCGGTAAGTCGATCAAGTTGGATATTGAGAAAGATCGTGGTACGGGAGCAAGTCCAATTGATTTGGTTCAATCTACTAGCACACTTGTCGGCGCACTTGCGGGGCAAGGTAAGCTAGACGAGCAAACGAGGAACAACCTTAAGAAGCTAATCGACGCTCGCTTTAACCCGACTCCCTCCATGCGTGCGGTCAACGTAATGAAGGCGCTTGGTTACGTGTTCGGACTTGGGCAGGCTTACAGTGGCTTGACGGCAAGCGTTGACGGCCTAGGCATTGGCTTACGCGAGAACTCAGTCAATCCGGTTGGTGTGTTCACGGGCCTAATTCAAGCGGTTACGGGGAAAAACAAGATCACGCTTGAAGAAGCAGGCATTGATATACGCGACATCGGCGCGGAGTTTCAGTCTGGCGAGAAGTGGGAAGACTCAATGGTGCGCTGGGTATTCAAATGGAACGGCCTTACCTACCTGTCCAAAACCTTTGTGCAAGCTGGGCTCAATGCTGCGCTTAACAATGCCATTAAGACAGCTAAGAAAGGCAATATGAGCGGGCTTCAACAGAAGCGATTACAGCGCCTTTTCGGGCAGGATGCGGCACAAGTGGAGGCAATGCTTGCGGCAGGGCAGAAAACGCCGGAAACCATGCTTTTTGCGTGGGCTACGGTGGCAACCTATCAGCCTATCTCGCAAGATCAGCAATCGCAGGCCATGCTTACGTCCCAATATGGCAAACTCTTCTTCCAGTTTCGCTCATTCTTGACGGTGCAGTTTAGCGGAATGCGTGATGATTGCTACAACGAGATTAAGAGCGGCGACAAAACGCGCATGATGAACGGGACTAAGCAACTGCTCGCGCTTACGGCTACGCTGCTAATGCTTGGCCTGCCAATGGAAGCGTTAAAGGCATGGCTAACAGGTCGCACGTTTATCTTGGACGAGCAAATCACCAATCGCCTGCTTGGGTTAATCGGTCTTAACGCCTACGTTACCCGTGAAGCTAGGCGTGATCCTATTCGTGGGGCCACAAGTTTAATGATTCCGGCTGTCGGTTCTACGGTTACGGATCTATGGCGTGATGCTGACGATCTAATTGCCTACGCAAAGGCGTCAGACCAAACCGATATGACGCTTGCCGAACTGCTGTTAAACGCTCGCGTACTGAGCAACGTCCCATTTATAGGGCGAATCTATGACGAACGCTTGGGCTCTAATGCCGAGCGCAACGCACAGCAACGCGAGGACATTGGATGGTTTGTGACAACCAAGCCAAAGGAAGAAGGCGCGGACGAAGAAAGCCTGACGCGCAAAATCAGAGCTTTAGAAAAACGCGTTCAAGGTAATTGAAAACTTGCGCACAACTTAAACGAACCTAAAGAAAACTAAAACATGAGCGTCCCAAACAGCACAAGTCGGGTATCTTATACCCTTACATCGACCACGCAAACGCTGTCGGTGCCATTTTATTTCTTGGCGACTACGGATCTGCAAGTCATCAAGCAGGGCACTACTCCGGTAACGCTGGCCATTACGACCAATTACACGGTATCAGGCGCGGGCGTCGAAGCGGGAGGGTCAATTACGCTTACGGGTACAGGGGTAAGTGTTAGCGATGTTATTACGATTAAGCGTAATATGGCACTTACTCAGCCGATTGACTTGGTGGTAAACGACCGTTTGCCGTCGATCACACTTGAGCGCATGAGTGACCGTTCTACCATGCAGATTCAGCAAGTTAGCGAAATTGCGTCACGCTCGCTGCGATTTGAGGATGGCGAGACTACAGACGGCACGCTAGTTAAGACGGCGCGGGCAAGCAAAGTTTTGAGCTTTGATGAAAACGGAAACATTTCCTTCATCACTCCAGAAGGCGTGCTTTATACCCCTGGCGATTCTCTTGCTGCTGACTCCATTGCCAGTCTAAAGGCTATCTTGGTATCTGGTCTTACCAACAAACAAGTCGTATCCGTACTTGGCTACTACGTTGCGGGCGACGGTGGAGGCGGCACGTTCTACTATGACTCGGCTTCTTCTGAGGCGGACAACGGAGGCACGGTTATTCAGCCGACCACAGGTACGGGACGGTGGAAGCGTGTTTATTCTGGCCCTGCTAACATTCGTTGGTTTGGTGCTGTTGGCGATGGAACTACCAATGACTCAGTAAAAATTCAAGATGCTTTGGCCGTTGGGTCTATCCATGTTCCTAACGGGACTTTTGCTGTTTCAACTACGGTAACGGTGGCAAGTAACCGAAATATATCCTGCGATGCTAACGGTAAACTGCTGTGGACTGGTAGTACCGTGTCACTTCCCAGCTTCTTTTCCATCACAAGTGCCACGGACATAGGCATTCAGTGCAACTATGAGGCCACTGGTAACTTGGTTGTCGGGGTAAGAATAACCGTTGGAAGTCGCATTAAGATTTCTGGAAACTGTTTAAATTGTAGCTTGGTTATTACTGCAACCACTGCGGGTAACTACGCTGCCGTTAATGATGGCAACTCTAACTTTGATTTAATTATTGGGCCTAGTGTTTCACTTGGTTCGTCTGCCTCTGCCGGTGTTTCATTTGTTAATCTGTACTTCTGTAACCGTGTTACGGTAAGCGATCTAGTTCTTAACCAATTCCTTTATGGTGTACAGTGGTGGGGCGGGGATTCTAACCCATCTGTCGATGGGGGTGTTTCAAACGATCGCAAATGCCGTGACATAAGTGTTAATAACGTAGTTATAACTAACTGCCAAGCCGGTGTTTGGGGCTCAATGGGCAACAGGGTAAATGTTACAGGGTGTTCTGTTACTAATTGCTCTGATGTTGGCATTGATTTTGAAGGTTGTTGGAACTCTACGGCAACAGGCTGCTCAGTTGAGAATGCAACTAATGGAAATTACACGACGTTCTTTTATTGCCGGAACGTGGTTTTTTCTGGCTGCTCATCGAGTCAGAGTAATATAGCCTACCCATTATACAAAATTTACAATTCATC